CAGCCGGTTGATAGTAGAGCGCTTTTGGCCAGGGTCCGTTGAGACTCTTGAGACCGATTAGCTCGTACTGATCTAATCCAATGACTGCAACAGGATAATCCAGCGAGTTCTGAGATTGGCCACCACCACCAGACTGGTTGATCACGCGCACAAACGCGCTGTTGATGCTAACTGGACGCTGGTAACTGGCCGTAATTGTTGTGCTGGCAACAGTCTGCGATGTACTAACAGTGTACGTACCGAATTCGTTAATGTTGCCGCCAGCGCCGGTATTGAATTGCACGATGGTCGTGCCAGACGCAATTCCAGAACCAACCAGCGTCTGCCCGAGCTGCACCGATCCGCTAGTCAACGCCGTGACGGTAAGAAGATTGCCGGAAATGCTGCCGGTGAATACCGCGCCGACCTGACCGCCTGGCCCGATGGTGTACTGCACCTGATTCTGGACAATTGGAAAGATGATCTCAGTCTGATAGCTAATCATCATCCGTTCGTTTGACCATTGGTCCAATATGTCGTTCAACATATCGAACGCATCTTGAGCTGCGTCGGTCGTTGGCGTTTCGCCAGCCTCAAGCGCCCCAATGTCTTTCAGAGACCGCGAAATGATTTCAATTGGCGCAGTCATGGTCAATACTCAATGATCACGTAGCCATTGAGCGTCGGAGGAGACGCCCCATCGTATAACGCTTGAACCGGCACAATGTTGGTTGTTCCTCGGCATTGGTTTGCCAGTGCCCCGTCAAATGTCTTGGTGATGTAGTTTGCTGAGCCAATTGAAAATGTTGAATTCAACGCAGAACCACCCGCCGGCCCTGGCGTTGATCCGGTCGGACCTTGTGCCGTCAGATATGAGCCAATGCTTGTGTTGCCGGCAGCACCACCATTGGTGATCGCAATTGATGCGCCAGGAGTAACGGTAATGAATCCAGCAGCAACCGTATAGATGACGGTTGTGCCGTTTGAGTAAACGCCGCTGCCGATTGTGGCTCTCAATCGAGTGACGCCAGACGGGACCGTAAACGTGTCCGATCCGCTGGTGACCTTGTAGTACAAGCTGAATTGCAAGACGCCGGTGCTGATCGTTGGCGTCGTGGCAACAGCGCTGATAATTTCGTTGTTGGTGCCGCCAATGGTGATCGTCGTTCCATCAGGTCGCAAGGCACCGATCTGAGCTGTCGTGGCAACCGGAAGCGCTGCACGCTTGATGATTGCGTCGTAATTAAGCGCTGACGATACCGAGTCACGGTACAAATAGCCACCGCCGCTGCTAGGCAGGGATTGGCCAGTCGTGGACAGCGTGCTTCCGACGTAGCTCAGCCCTGAACCAATCGTGACGTTGCCGATGCCGCCAGATCCATCGCCACGCAGAATCGACGATCCGCTTGTAATGCCCGTCAGATCATTGATGCCAGAGACGTTATCGTAAGTGCCAATCGTGACCGCAGCAGCAGTCTGAAGCACAAACTTATAGGACACTCCGACCGTCAGCCAAACCTCGTTGGCAATACGCCCAGCAGCATCCAGAACAATTGGGTTGGCGTTGGCAATGGTTCCCGTGTTGCTGGTGTACGTCGCTTGTGGCGTCGTGGTCCCTGCCGTGTATGTGTACAACAGACCACCGGCCAGCGGTACTCCGAGATTGTCGAAGAACTGCCAACCAGCGCCAGCTAACGGGGAAAGTCTAACGGCCATGATTTAACCTTGGCTGATTTTGTAAGCTGAAACCAGTGCGTCATAGTTAGATCCAATCTGTGCCTTAAGCACGTCACGGATGCGGATTGATTTATTTTGTTCAGCTTTTTCGGTGCGAACCAGAACGCGCAAACGGTCGCGGTATTGAAAATCGCCAATCTGGGCAACCTGGTCGTCGCTCAGATCGTGCGGCAAGTCTTCGGTTTTGATCGTGCGGAATGCTTCCAAGTCTGACGGCCATTCGCCAGCCGGAAGCGCCTCAAGCATTGCAGAATAATTGTCGACGTTGAGCTGGTAGCCGTAGATTTCCATTTCACGATGGAAAGCATTCATGACTAAGCCAGCTTGTTTTTCTTGGTCGGTGATCATGATTTACCTTGATTGATTTCCAAAAGATACGGTAGCGGCAACGCCAGGAGCGGTGCCAGGATCTGAGTATTTTGCACCAAAACCGCTAGTTGACCATTGATAAACTGACGTATATGGGCTTGCTGTTTTTTGCCCTGTGGCAAGTGCATTGCTGGTGCTAGAGAAATCCATCGAATAGCCATATGGTGGCAGTACCGCAGGATTTGCGTATTTGGTTCCAAACCCAGCGCCCCATTGGTAAGCGTTAACCGCTGGAATGCCGTTGTTCACCGTTGCAACCGACGCCCCGTCTGCGCTAAATTTTGTTGAGTAAACCGGACTACCTAAAGCAGACGCAGGATTTGCATATTTAGTCCCAAATCCAGCAGACGTCACGGGATATGCGAATACAAACGGATTAGCATTAGAGCCGCAAATAAAGTCGTTGGTGACTTTGTTGAACGAAATTCCAGCTTCAGGAGGAGGCAAGCCGTTTGGCAACGTCGATGGGTTTGCGTACTTTGTGCCAAAACCACTAGAGCTAGACCACGGATAAAGCGCAATCCATGGGCTAGCAAACTGCTGAAATGCAACCAAAGTGCTGTCAGCGTTAAGCGTGACGCCACGACCTGACGCCAGCACCGATCCGTTGGAATACTTGCTACCAAACCCGCTGGCAGCACTCCATGCCCACGCTTGAGGATTGGATGGCGCATTATTGTTAAGAGTCAGCAGCGCATCAAGATTGGTTGTCCAAGAAAACCCAGCCGGACCAGACGAGGCAGGATTTAATACACTACCAGGATCTGCGTATCGCGTACCAAATCCCAACGATGACCATTGCCAAACGTAAAAATAAGGAGCAACCCAGAACGATGCGGAAAAAGTAGAGTTGTCAGGAACAAAAGAAACTTGATGAATCTCTGCCGGAATTGTTGGAGTCGTAAAAGCAGAGCCAAATCCTGCCGATGAATCCCAACCGTAAACCGTGATGCGCTTACTTGTTGTTGCGCCACCATAAGCAATAAAAGCTGATGGAGTAACCGGAGGAGTGCCGCCAGACGCTCCACCGGCAATGATTAGGCCCAGAAAGCCGCTCATGTAACGCCGGTCCCGCTGCAATACCAAGTGTTGACCGCAACCTTAATCAGCGTAGCAATCCCGTTGCTGGCCAATGACCTAGTGCCAGCCGAGCTTGAGTTTGCAAGCTGAAGCGTCACGCCAGATGCGGGAATTATTGTTAGCGCCGTGCTGTTGCTAACAACGGTGATTACCGTCCCAACATCAAACGCCACCGATGAATTCAGCGGAACCGTGATGCTGCCGGTGATGTAGTAGTGCTTAGCACTATCAGACAGAACCAACGTGCCGCTGGTGTTGCCCGACTGAGGCATTGTCCGGTAGCCAAAAGCGTAGCTCGTTCCAGAGCTGTCTTGGACCGTTGAAGCACTTGCCAACGCGGTGACGGTCTTGTTAGTCAGCGTTTGGGTGCCGGTCAGCGTTACGACCGTCGAATCAATCGCAATCGTGCCGGAACTGGTGATCGTGCCGCCAGACAATCCCGTGCCAGCCGTGATGCTGGTTACAGTGCCAGCGGCAGAGTAGTTGGGAATATTTAGGACGTTGGAAATCAACGTCGCTGCGCCCGTCGAACCAGTCGTGGTTAACGAGATAGGCGATTGGAAATCGGTGTTAGCAGTCGCTGCCGAGATCGCCGTGCCGTTGCCTTTGAGCATTCCGGTAATGCTGGTGGTCAACGTGATTGCCGGCGTCGTGGTAGCTGTTGCAACCGTACCAGCAAAGCCGTTTGCGCTAACAACTGAAGCGCTGGTGACCGTACCAGTACCAGCGCCGGCAGCGTAATTCGGAATGTTAAGCACGTTAGCGGCAAACGTCGCTGCGCCACTAGTGCCAGTCGTTGTCAGGCTAATCGGAGCTTGGAAATCCGTACCCGCTGTCGCATTAGACAAAGCGCCACCAGAATTGCCCTTGAGCAACGATGTTCCGCTCGGTGGTGCCAAATAGTCCGTTCCTGCTGTGGCAGCGCTGACGCTCGTGCCATCGCCCTTCAGAACGCCAGTAATAGACGTGCCAAGGGTAATCGCTGGAGTTGTCGTTGCATTGGCAACCGTGCCAGATAAACCATTGGCCGAGGCAACGCTGACGGTCGTGACCGTGCCGCTACCACCGCCACCACCGCCACCAGCAATTGCCCTGAGAGCCATTAGAGGCCCTCGCCTGGGGTAATTTCAAAAGCGCCAGCAGCGTCAGCTTGAAACCAAGCGTTTGCAGGAATGCCGCCAAAAACCTCAACAGAGCTAGGCAAAAACCCCAGCGTCTGCTTTTTAGGGCTTCCCGCTGTCGGAGCTGCTACCGTGATCGTTGGCGTTGGATTGCCAGGAGACGGTGCATACCAGGCTAGATACTGCGCCGATGCGCTAGTGTTGCGAACCCGATAGCTGGTTGGGTTGTCATTGTTTGTAGATGCTACTTGCACCGGAGACGTGCCAACAAGGTAGGTCGGGCCAAATGGCGTAAATGGTGAGTTATACATTGATCAACACCCAAGAAGTTGTTTCTTCGTCCCAGTTGTAACGCTGACCGTCAGTAGGCATTGGCGTTGGAGCATTCCACAGGCAAGTATCTTCGTTCAAAACCCAAGACGAAAACGGTTGCGGCGGGATGAATGCGTCGCGGGTTGCGTCGTATGTAAAACCAATACCGGCAAAATGTTTGCGAAACCCGTCCGTCCTAGTTCTCTTACAAACTTGACCGCGGAATTCACCGTACCATTGTTCCCAATCTGTATTGTCTGCTCCTTGGTCTCTGCCGCCAATAACTTCTGTTACAACATTGTTTTCATCAAGGAATGCGTAGTAATCCATGATCATTACCAAGTAATAGAGCCAGTACCGGCAGTAAATGTGTACACGCGATAACCAGTACGGCTAGATGTGCTAACGGTATAAGTCAATCCACCGGGGATTGAAGAGATGGCAGCATAGGTAGACGGATAGGCAAGAATAACAACACCAGAAGCGCCGTTTCCACCTGCATGAGCATTGTTGCCACCAGATCCACCGCCGCCACTTCCGCTATTTGCAACCGTTGCTGCGCCTCCATCACCTTGTACTGGCCCGGTTCCACCACCACCAGTTCCACCTGCACCAGTGGTTCCGCTTTCTGTACCTCCACCGCCACCTCCAGCATAAGTTACTGAAGAACCGGTGATTGAAGAAGCAGAACCATTACCACCAGCACCACCACCAGTTGGGGGCGAAGCACCACCTACCGCTCCTGCGCCGCCGCCGCCGCCCCCCGCGTATGTGCCAGATGAAGTCCCAAGTCCCCCAGCGTTACCTTGACCAGAAGTTCCAGAGCCTCCAGCAAAAGTATTACCACCGCCTCCTCCAGAACCTCCAGCAGCACCAGCGGTTGCTTGAGATGCGCCACCCCCACCGCCTCCGGTCGCAGTTATGGTTGCAAAAACGGAATTACTGCCACTTGGAGCAACAGATCTTGAACCAGATGTTGCACCCGCTCCAAATGCACCCACAGTAACTGTATAAGACGTTCCGGGTGTAACAGAATAACCTACAGCCGTTAAAAACCCACCCGCACCGCCACCGCCACCAGATCCGGTAAATTGAGCATTAGCACCGCCGCCACCGCCACCAGCAATAACAAGATATTCAATAGGAACTGTTGCTACAACAGGTTTGCCACCCAACACAGCAAGCATAATTCCACTCATGACACGTTGCCCGTCAGTACGCAAGTGGTGGCAGAACTAAACAGAACGGTGCAAACACCGCGAGTTGCAAGCGTGGCTGACGTTACAACCGTGTTGGTTCCAGCAATATATGCAGTTGGAGCGGAGCAAGTGATTGTCGCGCTTGATGCGGTGTTATTGTAGATTGAGATCAAATCGCCGTCGCTGAACGTTGATGTTGGGATGACGATTGCACCCGACGCACCGAGTTGGACGTATTTGCCAACGTCGCCAACCGCCAGAGTGTAGCTGGCCGTTTTTGTACCAACCGGGGGAGCGTTTAGGTAGCCAAGCGTCACCGCATCCGTAGATGGCAGCGTCTGGGTAAGTGTGCTGGCGGTATTAGCAGATTGTAGAACAGAAGTTCCAGCACCACTAGAATTGCCTTGAAGTTTGATTGAACTCATGTTTGATCCTTTAAGCAGCGATGAGCCAAACTTGGCCCGTAGGTACAGTCATGGCAACGCCAGTCGCCACAGACACGGGACCGACGCTAAATGCGTTAGACCCTGCCGTCACAGAATAATTTGAACTAATTGTCTGATAAGACTCAAGAACTGGCCCAGAAGATCCACCAGCCGGCGTAGCCCAAGTGCCGTCTCCACGCCAAAACGTCGTGCTAGATGCAGACGTTCCACTATTCAAATTTGCAACCGGCAAATTGCCGGTTACATCAGCAGTTAATGATACAGCGCCAAACGTTGGGGCTCCTGAAGCATTACCATGCAGAACGGTTGTGGTTGTTCCGGTGCTTCCAAGCGTGCTTGGAGCGGCACCCGCTCCCCCGCCAATCACTAAAGCATTTGCAGTTAGCGCACCGCTTGAGGCCCAAGCATTGCCGTTCGAGAAATAAGGGATGCCGCCAGACGTGCCGGCAATCGTAAACGCTGGCGTAGTCGTAGGATTGGCAATAGAAACTATGCCGCCCGTCCAACTAACCGACGTAACCGTTCCCGATCCACTTCCTGCCGGCGTTGCCCAAGTTCCATCACCGCGCCAGAAAGTGCTGGCCGATGCGCCCGTACCGCTGCCGAGGTTCGTCACCGGCAAATTGCCGGTCACTTGGCTTGCCAAATTAACGCCTGTAAGCGCTCCACCCAGCGTCAGGTTGCCCGAGCTGGTGACATTGCCGGTAAGCGTAATGCCGTTGACCGTGCCAGTGCCGCTAACCGAAGTGACCGTACCTGCGCTTGCCGCTGGAGTTGCCCATGTCCCGTCACCACGCCAGAAAGTCGTAGACGATGCGCTAGTGCCTGAGTTCAGATTGGTGACTGGCAGATTGCCGGTGACGCCAGTCGTGAGCGGCAATCCCGTTGCATTGGTCAAGACACCACTAGCAGGAGTGCCAAGAGCTGGCGTCGTGAGCGTTGGGCTGGTCAGCGTCAAGCCAGTAATCGTTGATGCTGTAGCGCCAAGCGCCACGCTGGTCGCTCCAATCGTGACCGATGAATTGGTTAGCCCAGCATTAGGAATAGTCGTAGAAGCCGTCACAGCGCTTGCGCCGTTGGCATACATATAGCCCGTCAAACCCGTGACGGTAAGCGTGCTAAACGCGCTAGAACCCGATGCAGCGACCTTCTGCCAAGCTGATCCGTTGTAGACCGCCCAATCGCCAACTGCCCACGTGCTGATGCCGTTTAGCGTTGTTGAACCGGCAACCGAGACAACGTAGTAATACCCGAGCGTTCCAACGCTCGATGTAAGCGTCGGCGTGTTGGTCGAAGCATTCCAGGTGCCTTGATAGCTGTTGCTGGTCGTTGCAATGACGCTGGCAGCGGTGATCCGGCCCTGAGCGTCGACGGTGATCTGGGGAATGCCGATGGACGTGCCATAGGTTCCCGCCGTAACCGCTGTGTTTGCCAGCGAGATCGTGCCGGTTGACGTGATCGGACCGCCCGTCAGACCAGTCCCGGTTGCGACGTTTGAGACGCCACCAGCGGTTGATGCGATGGTAACCGTGCCGCCTGGACCCGAATCGGTCAGCGTGATATTTGTGCCGGCTGTCAGAACCCGCTCGTTTGGCAAGGTAGTCGACGCGCTCAACAGAACATAACTATCGGATGATCCTGCGCCCGAGCTGATTGGCTGGCCACCGGCGCCAACCAAAGTAATGAAATTTCCGCTGGCGTCATAAGTTGCACCAACTGGGACCACGTTTTCAGACGTGACCGTGTTTACCTGATTGGTCTGCGACATTTTTTATTCCAAAATTAAAGAAAAAAGCCGACCCTTTGGAGATCGGCTTTCCTTCTCATTTGCCCAGATTAGGGCTGGAACGTGAGATCGTAACCGTAGACAAAAACGTCAACGGTGGCAGGGTAAGACGCTGCCGTGCCGACGTTAAAGTATACGTTCTGACCCGTCTGAGCTGCCGTGCTGTTGATTGTTCGCTGCGACACGACCGTGGAGCTGGTCAAGGCATTCAACGTCGCATTGGAAACGATTGCGGTGCCGCTTGCGCCAGGTGCTGGAAACACGCCAGCAAAAGGGACAGTTGCGGTACTCAGGTTTGCCGAAGCGTTGGTCACGATGACGTTAGAAACGCTGTAGCTGCCCGTGTTGAGGATCGGCAGAACGGTGTCACCCGTTACTGCCAAGCTGACTGACTGAGCCGATGCCAACAAACGCAGAGCTTGGTTCGTGCCAAGGTTCTGTGGATGATTGGCAACGGTAGTTGCGGGTCCCGGATTCGCCATGATTTATTTCCTTAAATCTTTGTTAATTAAGCTGCGACTCGGCAAGCCAGCTCTGGGTAGAGCATTGCCCAACCGTAAAGCACGTCAAGACGGCATGGAACCGAGTCATTGTTAATTGTGTACTGACGGACCACACGAATCGAAAGCCCCAGCTCTTTATCCGATGCACGTCCAGCAAACACAACGCCTTGTGGCAGCTCAAGGTCAGCACAAGCCAGCGTCTCTGCATTGCGATGCAGGATGATGTTCTGTGGCGATACCGTTCCGGTGTTGTTGAACGGGGTAACAACAGCAGAGCTGCTGGTAGCCGAAACAAACACGTTCTGGAATTGACCAGCGGTGATGATTGCAGGAGAAACCGTAACCGATGCCGAGCCACCTGAGCTGATGGTTACAGCCGAAGTCACAACAAAGTTGCGAAGACGGTTTGTGCCATATGGCTGGCGGTTCTGTGGGTTAACAGCGTAGACGTTAGCGATGGTGATCACGTCGCCCTGCTGGATCGGTGCTGCTGCCGAAGCTGCTGCAATAGTGATCGTCGATGACGATGCCCAACCTGACGTCAACGAGCCGGTGAAGGTCGCGGTATTGGTCGACAGGGTTGCAGTGGCGTAGGAACCGAACGTTTGCGAGACCACGTTCTGATCCATTTTCCAGCGCATACCAGCGCTGTCCGTACCCATCATGCCCTTTTCGTACTGCTCGCTGATCTTTGCTGAAGGCATAAACAGCCCTTTCAAAGAATCGACGATGGTAGCCGAGGTAAATGGCTCGACGATACAAGCACGGCGACCGTCGCGTGGAGCGCCTTCTGAGTCCAGATAAGCCTGGCCAGTCAGGTAGGTCAACAGCGAGGTAGGTGGAACGCCAGCGGTACCAACAATGTTTGCCACGTTGTTCTTGGCAAGCACCAGACCGTCACGGTCGATCTTGTTGGCGATAGCAGCAACGCCAGGTTTGATCACGCGATCCGAGAACATATCCAGAGACAGAGCCAAGTCAGCCGTGCTGAATTGGGTATCAACGTGAAATTGCGTGGTCAGCGTGACTGGAATTGAGGTTTCGTTGAAATCCTCAACCGACAGCGCTGGTCCGGTTGTACCAATAAACCGTGCTGGTTTACGGACGTTAACGGTTGCCCCAATCTTTGCACCGGCAACGGCGAATTGATCGTCATATTCGCGGTTAACTTCGGAGGTAAAGGTGAGTTCGTTTTCCAAGACCATCAACGCTTCGTTGGTGATCTTGCTGATCGTTAAAAGGGTATTGGCCATTTTATTTCCTTCGCGTCATAGACGCATTAAATCTGTTTACCTGATCTTGCCGGCTTGTCTAGCCGCTTTCCATGCTGCGTAAGTCCCATGAAACTCCCCTTTGGAATTCACAAGATTA